CGCCCATTCTTTTTGTTGTCATAGAATATCTCCATTATGCATAATCATCATAGAAGCCCTTGATCAATTCCATTGACACCATATATGATTTTGGATTAGGCGCATTGTTTATGATGATGTGTCTGATTCTAGATATTATATAGTTGCCATTGATAAGTCTGTTATCATCTGGCTTATCAGTAGCACCAGTTGGATTTGGTGTATTGATTGTGATGATATCACCAGCAGTCAATGCAATATCACCATATGTGAATGCTTGAAATATATTTTGTGATAACTTGTTCACAAATCCCATTCTAGCACCGATTGTTGAATCAATATAATTCTCCGGCAAATCGCTTGAATGCGGAACCAATAGTGCAGTCGATTTTGTGTTGCCATATTTGTTTTCAAACTGGGATGTGTTCAATGCCTTTGGATTAGAAGAAGCAAACTTGAATTGCTGTTGCTTCTCGGCATTGATATATTGAGTCAACGATACTTTACCAGTAAGCAAATCGAAACGCTTTACAGTATTGTTAAGCCCACCTTGTGCCAGTTTTTGTGTGTTGTTCACCTGAGATACGGTTTTGAAGTCAATGAGACTTCGTGTGTTCAAGTTTCTTACATCTGTATTCTGTGTGGTATCATAGAAGAACTGTTTGTCGTTGACATTATCTTGCAATTGATTCAGTAGGTACTCAATTGAACAAAAGTTGAATCCACGTTTGTTTTCAAAAAATACATATGATGATGAGATGTAATCTTGTGACACGGCGCGTTTGCGAAGCATATCAATCGCTTGAAGTGGGCGCATACGACTCAAAAGAATATTCTGTGTGCCCTTTGTAGGATCACCTATTGATAATGTTTTTTTCGATTGCAATGTTGTGTTGAAGATTGCTCTTACAACATCATCAGTAGCGCCTTGATATTTGCTCACCAGAAATTGCTTCGAGTTCGTGATAAACTCTTCGCTGACACAAGACAAAGTGTACATCTTTGACTTGCCTTGAGACATAGTTTTCTGTTGTTCTATAGCCTTGACGTGAAAGGTATAAGAGTTTGTGAAACTAAACCCTTCTTGACCAAATTCAATATCAATGGTTTCTTCACCCACAATAGGAAAAGAAGTCAATAGCCCGATAGCATCTATGATTTTGATTTCTGCACGAATGCATGGAAACATTATATCTTCGTAAATATCAAAGGACAAGACCTGGCTACTAAGATCATACGACTTTGATCCGTCGAGCGAATAAAGCGTGAGGTCAAGTATATTGATATTGTCGGATTTTACATAAGAGGCTGTCATGTTATGTCAACAACAATGCTTTAAGTTCTTTGGTTGCTTGGGTGGCATATTTGTTGTCAAGAAGATTTATTGACTTGTTGGCTGTATTCTTTGCTGTCTCATAGTCATATGCTGTGACTGGGCTCCAGTAAATGAGTTCGTCAGAAGGAATATTTGTACTCAGAGTAACTGGAGTTGATGAAACAGTTGCAGATGCACCAGAAGTCAAGCCAACTATTGGACCAACTGTTGGTGTAACTGCGATGTGTTGTATTAGAATATATTGATCATTGGGATCAACATAACTCACTGTTCCCAGAGTAACTCCGTTTTGAGCAACAAGTTCTCCTACGACAAATGAGATAAACTCGGATCCACCTTCTGGTGCAGTAATATCATATCCGTTTTCTGTGTCTAATACAAGACCACTTTCTGTCGTAATCTCTGTTGAATACTGAAGCGGAACTTGTTGGACCATATTGGTCGTAACAATCCAATCTTCCTGTTTTCTCACATACTCATAGATGTTGTTGTTCTGATCTATATTTGGATCCCAATACTTCTGTTGCCCAACTCCTAGTGATGCATAGTAAGTTGGTGAAATGTTGGATTCGTCTATCGCCCAGTTAGTTTGAAAATAAAGAATCTTTTGTTGTGCTGCTGCAATGCTGCCATACTTTTGAATGATGAAGTTGTTCAGATCATAGTCATCCAATGGGTAATCATAATAAGGATCATTGATTTGATTTGAAAGCGCAATAAGCCACACATAATCTGGGTTGTCATAATAGTTGTACGATAGACTATCTGGTCTCATGCCATCTGGAATCACATAAGAATAATAGGCTTGCTTTGAGTTCAAAGCCATCTTCGTCATGTTTACACGAGACATGATATTCACCGCGGAGGTGTTATTATAATTGATGACTGGAAACTTTGCAAAGTATTGTGTCATTGACCGTTTCCTCCGCTACCAGGATTTTGTTGTCCGCCTATGCCATTTAAACCAGTGACAACCTGAGTTGCGTCGCTCGTTCCTTTTGTGAAACCTTTAGCCAATGATGAAACGGCAGAAGAAAGCGTGCCAGTCAAAACACCTAACAATGCAGAATCGGCATTCGTGCCTCCCATATTAGTGGATGCACCGTAATCTGTTGGCAGTCTGTATTCCATTTCTTCTAGTTCCATAGTCAAAGCTATAAAAACAGGAGAGTTTATTCCAGCATAAAATGCTGGCGCAACATCTTGTGGAGAATAGTTGACGTTTATGGATTTTATAACGCACCACTTAAAGTCCGTCATGTATGTTTCTGTTTGTGAAGGATTGATTTTAGGCTTCACTATACAAGGATATTGAAACAAAAGACTTGATCCACCGGCGGTGAAACTTGGCAAATGTAACTGTTTCATTGTTTTGATTATATTATTCAATGTTACACTTTCTGATGGCGTTTTAGGTGAGAATAGCCAATTGAAAGTGAACGATCTGAAATTAATACCAGTGAACATCATAGATAAGCTAGGATTAGGTGCAACGCCGGCAGCAGATTGACCAAGATTAGAAGCTTCTGCTCCCATAGTTCCCGCTTGAGATATTGCATATAATGCACCAACTGCGGCCGCATCAGAAGCTATATTTGCGGCACTGGCTGGGCTTGTAGAAGTAAGACTATCGTATATATTACCTAAAGAACCTAATTCTGCTTCTGCCCAGCGCGCGGAAGTATTGTCAACAAGGCCGCTGCCGTCTGGTAGAGGAAGATTGACAGTATAAACGGGATTGATAGTTGTGTTTCCTAGCGGATTGGTTCTCACATAATTTGCAAAAGAAAGAGTCATGAAATATTTACTAGAACCTAAGTCTTCTGGATAATGATCGTCCGGATCATTAGTTGTAAGTTGATTAGAGTTTACTTTTATCTCTGGATTAGATTGCTCTTGTGATGCGAAGTTTCTATTCTGCAATGCGTTTGATGTGATTCGCTCTGGAGAACCAGATGTATAGAATGAACTTGATCCAGATATTAGTTTGTCAACACCAGCGGCAACTAAACCTCCTACAGACACACTACTAGCGCCAGCAGCGGTAAGTGAAGTTGCTGTAGAACTAGCAATAGATCCAGAAGATCCCAATGCACCTTGTGTGTTCTTGGTGATATTGTTCACCGTTCCTGTGGCAGATGATGTGATGTTACTCAATATTGTCTGGTTTACAGGTTGAACGTAAGGATTATTGGTTATATTGGAGACAGCCATTTATTTCCCTATAAGTATAGCATCACGCTTATGTATTATTTATAGAGAAAAAATGAAAGGCAAGTTCATCTTCTCTATTTTGAGTAAAGTTCTCTTTCCGTCATCACAACAAACTCCCATCCTTTGTCATCCGCGTGTTCTTTCGCTGCTTTCCATTTGGCTTGGTTAACAACATACGTCTTTACTTCTTCAATGTATCGCTTTGTTTGTGTTTTAGGTCTTTTTGGTTCCTGTGTTTGCGCATATGGTTTGATTTCAACCAATATAACTTTGCCGTCTTTTTTCTTTATTAGTACGTCTGGAAAGTATCGGTGATATCTACCGTCTATAGGAGAGACATAAGGTATTGTCATTTCTTCTGATGCCCATCCTGATATCTCTGGATGCTTGTCACAATACATAAAGAAGTGTAGTTCCCAAGAACTTCTGTATATTATGTTTGTGGGATCTCCCATATACTTACTTGGATTTTTGGGAGTGAACTTACCTTTTGACATGGATACGTATCCAGCTTTTCCTGTTGTTATATTATTAATACATTGTTCTGCGCCTGTTTTATTTAGTCTAGCGATAGTTTCTTCATCACAGGTGTAGTATCTACTGTATCGCTCTTTTCGTTCTTGCGGAGAAAGATGAGAGGCAGTATTGCTTTCTCTCATCTTTTCTTTTAGTTCGACAATACTGCCATCCGCATAACGTTCTTTCCATATTTTAGTTTGATTTGTTTTGACTTTATCGATAAACTTATCATAGCGTATATCATCATTTTTTAGATTTTCTCTAAAAAACTTTGCGCCGCATTTGTGTCCACATGTGGATGAAAATCCAACTCCTAGTCCTTTGAACTTGGTATGAGACGAACAGATCGCACATTTGTTGTCGCCGATGTAAGTAAGATAATATGTCTCTGATGATATATTGTGTTTTTGTAATATGTGTCTAGCTAGAGATAGAGTAGACTTGAAATCTCGAAAACATATTCGACATTCCATATCAGATGTATAAATAGACATAGCTGATGCTCCTTGTAAGCGTTAGAGTAGATGGGTTTCTTGGCGGTCACCGCGATCTACATTATTATTTATAGTTTTAGGATATTCGACATCGCAATAGGATTATTCGACCAGACATTAGCACAAGGCATTCGTCAGGGGCAAGTTCCTGGGCGAACCGAAGAAGCACGCAACTGGTTCAGAGACACCGCGAGAAAACTCTCCAACATTACCGAAACGCGACTTCTAGCGAACAAAACAGCACTGACGAATCAGATACAGGTTGGTCGAATGTATATGTTCCAGTACGATCCAAAGCACAAAAAGACTTTGCCCTACTACGATAGATTCCCATTGATCTTCCCACTGAAAAAGACTCCAGACGGCTTCCTCGGTATCAATATGCACTATCTACCACCAGTTCTGAGAGCGAAGTTGATGGACATGCTCTATCCGTATGTTAATGATGCAAATCTGAGCGATAACGCCAAGTTAAACATCAGTTATAACATATTGAATGCTGCGGCTACGAATAAGTACATCAAGCCTTGCATCAAGCAGTATTTGTCGGATCACTTGCGATCAAAGTTTATCTATGTCGTGCCAGCAGAATGGGACATCGCATTGTTTCTACCTGTTGAAAACTTTGCTAAGGCAAGTAAAGATCAAGTCTGGAAAGATTCTAGAGCAATCATCAATAGAGGTTCAAGGTAATGGCATACGGAGATGGATTTGATATCTCGGCATTCAAGACGCAACTACATAACGGTCTTGTTAAGCCTTCTTTATACCAAGTCGATTTCACTTCTTCGGCTACGCTATCGAACAAACTGTCATTCTTCACAGACAACTTCAATATTCCAAGTATTGATCTTGATACTCAAATGATTAGAAGATATGGATACGGACCTATTGAATATGTTCCCTTTAGACCTATATTCGGGCCCATATCAATGTCTTTCATGGTAGAAGCAGAGCAAGAAAACGTTCTTTATGATGTAATAGGAACGATGTCTGCCACTTCACCATTCATGAACTACAACACATTAAATGATGGAGTTCCTTTATTTGGAGGTGCTGGCAGCCCTTATGAAGTGGCATATAAGGGTGATGTTGTGTTCAATTTGTCCGTTTATATATACAACGAATCACAACAGAAGATAACAACAGTATCATTTAGAGATTGTTTTGTCAAGTCTATTGGAAGCATAAATCTATCTTGGGCATCAACAGACCAGTATTTGAAAACAGATGTTACCTTTATTGCCACAAACTACAGCATATCAACCGCTGATGCGGATTCTTCTGGTAATGCAGGTTTGTCTAATATTGGTATACCAAATCCACAATCTTCTTCTCCATCACAGTTCGTAAATGATACACAAAACATTGCATCAGCCAGTCAAATTGCAGCGACTACGATCACCAATCCTGGTGCTGGTGGTGGAGTAAGCACAAATTCATTAGTACAACAAACAACGTTGACTTAAATTATAGGAGAATATAATGGCTTTACCTAAACTAAAAACACCACTATTTGATGTGACTATACCATCGACCAAGAAAGACATCAAGTTTCGCCCATTTCTTGTGAAAGAAGAAAAGATTTTGCTTATGGCACAAGCAAGCGGCGATAGAAAGAGTTTGATCAGTGCGCTTCAGCAGATCATCAACAACTGTGCTGTCTTTCCTGACGGAAAGAAAGTTGACATTGATACGCTAACTTCTTTTGATATTGAATATCTCTTTCTGAAGATTCGTGCGAAGTCTGTGGATAACGTGGTCGAGTTGGTTTATACTGACAACGAAGACGGCAAAGAATACAAGTTTAAGATTTCACTGGACGAAATTGAAATCAAAACAGAAAAAAATCATAACAACAAGATCAAACTTGACGATGGTGTTGGGCTCATTTTGAAGTATCCTTCAGCCACGGAACTCAATAAGATCAGCGATGAACTTTCTTTGGCTGAGATTTCTGTTGAAGTTGTCAAGAATGCAATTGAACAGATTTATGATTCGGAAACTGTTTATGAAATAAAAAATGTGAAGAAAGAAGAACTAGATGAGTTTGTTGATAGTCTTCCTGTCAAAGCATACGAAGACATTCAAAAGTTCCTAGAAACGATGCCTAAGATGTATCACAAGATCGAATACAAGAACTCTAAAGGAACAGAACGAGTAATCGAACTGACTACGTTAGAAGATTTTTTTACGTTGGTCTAAGCCATACAAACTTGGCCAACTACTATTCCACCATCTTCTTTATGGTTCATCATCATAAATATTCTATTGCTGAAATTGAAAATCTGATACCATTCGAGCGTGACATCTATGTGAACATGATCAAAGACCTGTTAGAACAAGAACAAAGGTAGAAAATGCCAAATCCTATTGAAGAAGCCGAAGGTGTAGCGAAACTAGGCGGTAAGATCGCAGAATGGGTAAAAGGTGGCGCGAAGGCGGTATCTAAAGGTGCCGTAAAGTTAGGCAAATTGGGCCTAGAGTCAGAACTTATCAAGTCTATGCTAGGCAAAGATAATGATAAAGACGACAGCGCTACAAACACCAATTCGAACAATACATCAGGCGTTACATCTGGCAACAAATCTTCCGCTGGTTCGGCAACTTCTCCTAATCTAGCAGGAATTTATAACTTTGTAAAAAAAATTGATGAAACACCTTTTAAATCTGATGATACAAAAATCAGTACAGATGATATGCAATTCCGCCAAACTGTGTCTAGAAAACTAAATGAAATAGATAAAAAAATTTCGCGCGTTGGAAACATATCTATTGCCATAAAACAAACGCTTGATGCGCAGATGATAGCGATGCGAAAAACTGCCGAAACCTTGGGGATTCAATCACAAGAAAACTCATTGAAGCAGAATCAAAATGGTTCAAATGGTTCAAGTTCTGACAAAGGACTAATACAACAGGCACAAAAAGCATACAGCACATCAATGGGCAAAGTCGCGGCCGCGATTGCTTTACTTGGATTGGGCCTACTCGCTAAAGGAGGAGGCGGCGGTGGACCTGACGGCACTGTTACTTCTAGTAACAAAACAGAAGGAGCAGAATGGCAGAGAGCAGAGCATGTCACAGCAATGGGCGCGCGGCAGTTCTCTATGTTTATGGATAGAAAATCCGCATTAGACAACAAAGCATACACTCGTCTTGAAGAAAGGGCTTTGGCAAAAGAAGGTATTGTTGCTAGTGGAATATGGTATAAAAAAGATGGAAAAGCCATCTCTAAAGAAGAGATAGATAAAGAATTACAAAGAATGAGGTCTGGTCATATTTCGACCAAGGCTTTTAATAGTGCCAAATCTGGTATCACTAAAGTTGGTAACATTATCAAAGATAAACTGCAACTTGCAAGAATAAAAGCATTTATCCAGGAAGTTAAGCCTGTTTTTAAAAAAGCAGAAACTCTAAGAAAGGCTATATCTCCTGTAGAGAATTATCTGAAAAGGGTTGGAGTGAGCATAGGCGGAAGTTTAGGCAATATAATGAAAATTGTTTTAGTCCTTCTTCAGTTTATGGACACAATAGAAGACGCGCTTGCAAAGGGAGTTCTATCAGAACAAACATTTAAAGACTTTTGTATGAACTTGGGACAGTTAGGTGCGGCTATCTTGACAACTTGTTTCGTCAAACCTTTACAAAAAGGCGGAATGTGGATAGGAGAAGAACTAGGTGGTCTCATAGGAATCGCTATAGGCGCGATTTTTCCTCCAGCAGAAGTGATAACAACTCCTTTAGGTATTGCACTTGGATTCTTGGCCACTTTAGCAATAGATGATATTGCTATGTTCGTCGCGCAAGAGTTTGGTGGCGATTTTGGTCTATTTTTCTTTGATTGGATGTCAAAAGGATCTATTGTTTCCGCCGCTGAAAAGTTTGTCGGTAGAATTTGGCAAGCAGGAAAAACAACAGTAAAGAAAGGAATTACTGGAGCGATACATAGAGTTGCCAGTGATCTTTTTATTCCTCAAATATCAAGTTTTGTTGGTGGTTTGTTTGGATTTGGAAAAAAGAATCCAGATGTAAAAACCACTTCACAACCATCTGTTGCGCCCACAGGTATTACACCTAGCAATGCTTCTATTGGTAATCAAAATAGAGGATTTCCAGCGGGAGGTACCGCTGTTAGCGGTGCTGCGGCGATTTATAAGAAGTTGGCTCCTACTTTAAACTTCGATAAAAAGTTCAAAGAATTGTCTAGAGAAGACCAAGACAAATATTTAACCGCGATGGCCGAGAATGAAGGCAGAAGCAAGAATAACATAAATCACCGTAACAACAATCCTGGAAACATTCTATGGAGTTCTGGTGATCGTTCGTTGCTAGAGAAATACGGAGCAAAACCAGGAACAAGAGCAAACGGGCTGATCTATGCAGAGTTTCCGTCTTGGCAAGCGGGATGGGAATGCGCTAGAGAAAAATTGATGAACGGTAGATACGCTAATATGACATTAGCGCAAGATGCTCAATTGTGGACAGGTGGCGGCGGTGGGGTTATTACAGATCCAAACGAACCTAAGACTGTCTCTCCAGGTTCAACAGGATCAACTCCAGTTGGAGCAGATGGTAAACCATTAGCAGTACACGGACCAGTGGCAGTCAAAACTCCTGGATTTAGACGATATGATACTGAAGCTGTAATAAAGGATAAAATGAGTAAAGCAGGAGCGGGGTCCGGAGCAGGACCAGCGGGGTCCGGAGCAGGACCAGCGAAGTCCGGAGCAGGACCAGCAACTTCTGATAAAAAGTTTAGCGGTACTGGTGCAGTCAATCGCAAGTTCGTAGGCAAAACTAATGGTGTTGATACTCATACATTAGATTTGTTTGCAAAAGTTCAAGGCGAATTGGGGCTAACAATTCCTGTCACTAGTGGCGCAAGACCAGCAGGATGGATAACACCAAGAGGCACAAAATCTGCATCAAACAATCCACACGTTCTTAGAAAGGCACTTGACCTTGGAGTTACTGGTGATCAGACAAAGATCGCCGAGGCGGCTATCGCAGCAGGATTCACTGGCATCGGTGGTGAAGGCAATCACCTTCATATTGATAACTCACATTCAAAACTAACAGCATGGGGACCAGACTATCACGGTTCATCTACTCCAGGCTGGTTAAAGAGTGTCATCGCAAAGCATGGAGGAAGCACCAGCGGCGGGTCAGATA